CAGCTGCTCCGCGAATGCGTCCATATCAGTACGCAGCTGATCTTGATCAGACCGGAGCTGCTTAATCTCATTCAGGATCCAGTCCAGATTGAGATCGTGATAATTGCTATACGGAAACTGTTCAAAGACGCCCATAATAGCACCTCCTTAGTATACTAAGAGACAAAACCGTCTCTTGAATGACTGTACGATATAATCGTAAATATTGAATTGATCGACCTCACGTTCTTCCTTTATCATCTGCTGCGTGGTCGTGACGCCTATATTACCGGTTTCCCGGCGTTCATACGTCCGGGAGTCTCCGTCGACCGTCTCTCTGTTTGAGGATCGGTCTGTCCGGTTTTCGTTATCCGCCACGACGTGCTCTGTAGAATCAGCTGACGTGCTCGTCTTGTCCCGGTTCTGGAAGTCGGTAGCGTCATACGCGGAAACCTGGCCTGTCTGAGTGGCAGCGTCGTTCTGACTTCTGCTGCTGGAGCCCTCCGACCGAAACGTCTCATTCTCAGATCCGGCATCCCGGCTGACGTGATCCCGACTTTCCGTCTCGGTGACGGTTCCATCCTTGTTCCAGATCGGATTATATTCAAGCTGCGTCGTCTCATAGAGCTTGCGCCATATCGGGAGTTCAGCCGCCGACCAGAGCCCGACCACCGCTTTCATCGTGCCCGGCTCCGGATAAAGGACCTCCAGCTCGGCGCACTCGGCCAGAATCGACATGACCAGAATGTCGCCGTTGACGCCGGTTGGAACGACTAATTCGTCCCAGATGTCTCCGTCAGTATAGTTATGCAATCCCAGGACGCTCATCGTCGCTTTCATCCGCGGCACCTCCCTCCGATTCAAACTGCTGACGCAGCTCAGGACGCCAGTCGACGGACAGATCAAGCCCGAACAGCTCATTTGCCGTCTGCATGCCGCGTCTGAGCGTATCGAGCCAAAGCTCGATGCGAGATCTCGTCTCGAAATTATTCGCGTTGACCTCGTCGGTGATCAGACGTTCGCGCTTGTTGGTATTTGCATTGGGAATACCGATTTCCGTATCAAAACGCTCCTCCCACTTCCGCATATCGTCAAGCAGATCGCCGGCAATATAATTCGATCGAAGATCCTGCGTAAACGTATCCCAGGTCGGAGATCCGTCCTCGTTCAGCAGGTTCTTATCGACGAATACGGCCGGCTCTCCGGAGCCGATCTGATCGAACATCTTTTTATAGCTCTCCGCGCCGGCCTTATTCCCTGCCCGGAAGTAATAACTCAGCTTTGAATTGAATATGTTGACTCCGGCTGTCTCAGCTGTTAAGGCCATCATGTTCGCATAAAATTGTACCAGATCCATTATCGAACCGTAATCCGGCTGGAGTCTGATCAGAGCCGCCTCGCGTCCGATCTCCAGCTCTTTGATCCCGACCAGTAACGGATTACTCACGACGATCTTCGTCGGCTGGTAATAGACGTTATATCCCTGGAGCCCGCAATGCTGACAGATCGTGCCGAATTTGTCGGTATTCAGGACGCCGATCCAGCCGAGGCAATACAGAACGTACAGGAAATAGTTCCGATCCCAGGTATCGGGAATTCTGAATTCCAGCGGCGACATAGCTCGCTGGAGAAGATAACGGACGAAGAATCGGTTCAGACCGGTGTTCTTGACGTGTACCGTTGACGGATCTATCCGGCTGTTTGCTGCATTGATATAGTCATAAAATACCGGGAGCTCGGCTATCATGAGCTCACCCCCATAATGTGGACGTTATAGTCAGCGATCGCGTAGCTTGTGGAGACGTTTGCGATATTCGTCACTACCCAGTTAGTCCCGGAGATCTCGATCCGCTTGACGTTTATCCACTCGATCACCTGAAACGTCTTTTTGTTAGTTACAACAATTTTCATTTACTTCACCTCACTCGTAAAAGAAACCGGACGTCAGAAAACTGTTGATCTGCTCCAGTTCGCCTTTTGTAGCCGGCGCTGTCACATCACCGTCCGCGCATAGAATATATCCGGTCATATCACTTATAGCATGATTTTCACATATCGGCACCCCGAAATGATATTTGTCCTCGGCCGTGACATATTTATAATACAAATGTAAACGAGGTATACTCTCCGACAGGTCTGATATGAGAAACGACCCCTCAGAACCCCGAACGGTCCCCCGGAATTTCGAGCTCGTGCCGGCCGAGATAGCCGCCTCTGCAACACCGAACCAATTATCACTGAGGGCTGAGCCGGCCGCTCTGAACGATTCTGTTACAGCTGTTTGAGCAATATTAGATGTTATCTGTGCGATCTGTATATCCGTACCGACGCGACCGGGATAAACGCCTAAATCGGTACTGTAACTGCCCGCGCCGGTTGCCGACAAGTACAAAAGCGAATCGCCCGATACCATATCAACACACATTCGATATGACAGCGTATCCGCTTTGGCAAGCTGCGACCCGTCAAGTTCAATTCGGCCGTATGGCTGCAGCTCAAAAACATACTCGGAATATGGCGATGTGCTCAGATATTCACCGCGTGCTGCGATCTGCGGATGTTTTGGAATCGTAAACGTGTACGGTCCGAAAATTTGAACAGGCCACGAAAACGTATGGAGATACTGTATGGAATAAGATACTTTACCGATCGAAAAATCGCCGGCGTTGGGAAATCCTGCCACACTGAACGGAAAGAATTTAACCGTCGTTATGAATTGCAATGGGTCATATGTTGCGAGGAAAAGATCGTCGGCGAAATTGTTAAATGCCGTATTAAGACTCGTCAAATAACTATTTACGCCGTGGCCTGATAGCCATGCAAATATTCTGCTGGCTATCGGGCTGTCGCAGCAGTAATAGTTTACGCCGCCGATCGTAGTCGCATTTGTTGCAGACGGATCGCCCAGCGTTCCGATCACAAACGACATAGAATTCCACGGACCGACGTTCCCGGTATCGACCATAGTATGGTGTGTCGGGCCGAGCGTCGGATATTTGTTATCCACGACCTCCTTATTCCATGCGCTTGGCGTGTTCGATCGCAGAATGTATGCGCCCGACGAACCGATATAGGTTTTCCATGACGCGAGAACGTCGACTTCCAGCTGTGCGATCCAGATCCCTTTATCATATGTCCATTCGCGGATGAAATAATACCGGCCGAACGTGTTGATCCGGGCGTAATTGTACGAACCGGGGTTCCCGGTCGCAAAATGAAATTCAAGTTGCGGCGAAAGAACCCCGGTAGCGTCTTTCAATTTGCAGTCGAACGTCGTTCCGGATCCAGACGGCTGGAGTGTGCTGTTTTCTTTTTTTGAGAAATTCTGATACAATACGACGTTCATAAGTTACTCCTTACGGTTTAGAGTGGTTCAGGATCATGACGAGAGAATTCTCGGTAAAGTCATTCCAGTACCTCTGATTCATGTGATACCAAAGGTTCGAGAACCCGCCGCGCACGTTCATCGGCGTCGTACCGCTCCAGGTGTTGATCATGGTATAGCCTGCCGCTTCCTCGTCGAACAGAACGCCAACGACGTCATGAAGTTCGACTTCTCCGGAAGTTACGGTGCCGTCAGAGGCGGTATAGCCGGCCGTTACGTTGATCGTGTCCGGATTACGGATTGACTGCCAGAAATTCACGGACTCGAAGTCGAGCATCTGCATGTAATTGTCGTTGAACACTCCGGAGAGGACTGCCGAGTCTATGATCGCTGCAAGCTGCTCGTGCAGATAGAATTTTTGTTTGCTGACAGGAGTGTGACGCATGATCGGTTTCGCGACTCCGTTGATCGAGAACATCTGGTGGAACCCGAGCGAACGCTCGGTCATCAGTTTAGACGTGGCCCTGACAAAAGCGTACAGCCATTTTACGAACGGCACAAGATTTTCAGGCTGCATGATCGTTTCTCTGGTAGACGTCAAACCGGTCTGAGTGTCATAGTTGTCAAGCAGATACACAACATTGATCGGGTTAGCCAACTTCTTACCGCCGATCAGGTTGCACAGCGCGGAGCGCGCCATATCTTCATGCGCCTGCTCGATCCTGTCGCTCATGTTCTGCATGACCATGCCGATGAATCGGGAGAATTCGTCCGGCCCGGAAAATGCGCTGTCGAGCTGGTCACGGTAGATCGTGACGTAGTCCGAAAACGTCGACTGGCCGTAGAAGTTCGTCTGCAGTACTTCCGGTTTGCGTACTTTGTACATGTCGATCGACTCGCCGTCGACGAGTTTGTAACGGTCGTCCTCGACGAATTCTTTGTCTACGACCTGGAGCTTGCGGATGTGATTTCCGTATCTCTGTTCGTCAGCATAGAGCCCTTTAAATTTGCGTTCGTACGGACGGACGGAGAAGATGGTCCGGGAAAGGACCTGGCTGATCGCTGTGAGCAGCGGATCATAGCCGGTTTCAAGACCGACTTTCGCAACTGCAACAAACGAGCTTGTGTCAGTCGGCGTCAGCTCGGTTTTACCTGTCGCCTGGGAGACGATCGTGTTCAGAACAGTTGCAGCCTGTTCAAATGACATAGAGTTTACAGGCATATTTTAGCCCTCCTTTTTCTGGCCCTGCGGCCCTGTTATAAGTGAAGCAAGGATGGAGTCTGCAGTCTCCTCCTCGCGTGCCGGCTGATTAAGACCGGTGACGTTGGCGCGCTGGATCTTTTCCAGCGTATCAACGAGCGTAGCCGTCGCAGCTTTGATCGCTGTCGCGGCCTCGTTTTCCGGTTTCGGTTCTTCCGGTTTCGGTTCTTCCGGTTTCGGTTCGATCGGAACCTGGTCGGCCGGAGCAGCTGCAGCGACGTCGGGATCTCCGGGGAGACCGAGAGCGTCGTCGATCTGAACGATCTGCTCAATGGTAAAACCGGCTTTGGCAAGTTTGAGTATATCGGAACCTTTCATTACAGAATACCCTCTCTTTCAAGAATTGTAAATATTCGCGCCATGAGTTTATTGACGTGTATATCGGTAGGCGTGACGCCTTTGATCGAACCGGACTTGAACAGTTCAAATACAGCATCCTGGTACCATTCCGGTACCGCGTCCAAAGACTTATAGACCGGCAGCACTTCCTCGGCCGTCTTAGCCGACTGCTGCTTTACGGCCTCCAGCGTTATGTCGATCGCGTCGACTGTCTTTTTGAGATCTCCGACGACGGACGTCAGAGCGACGACCGTCTTTTCAAGATCGTCGACTTTCTTATCGTAATCCAAAATTCTGTTCACCTCTTTACAGATCAATTCAAACCGCTCGTACAGATAGGTTCCGGGGCAGGCCGTCGCCTGATACCAGCGATGTGCCGTTAGCGATCCTGTCTTTTTATCTTTGTCAGTCCATAGCCGGAAACCGTACCGTCTGCAGATGTCGACGCAGAGTTTGATCATCGAATTCCATGCAGCTGTCCCGACCGGCCACGGTTCACCGGACGCGGAATTGCTAACCTCGATCGTGATCGCTTGTGTATCGTTGTCCCAGGATCCTGAGCACCAGCTGCGCAGCTCCTCCGGGCAGCATCCTCCGATCTGACCGTCGTTTCCGATCACATAATTCGCGGATGCACCTCTCGACTGCTGCGCGAACATCCAAAGCAGATTTTCGACCGACGCGACGCCGGCTGTATGGTGAATCGTGATCCTGTTTATTTTGCGTCCGTCCCGGCTGCTGCAGTTCGGAGTCAGCCGGACGTCGTTTACCAGTTTACTGAACATCGTTATTCTTCCTGTTATAATCCAGAGTGGAAACGCCGATCAGAGCTCCGACGAATGTATCAACGGCCGTGATCACTCCGACGGTCGTCTCGCCCCAGCTCCAGTGGAAAATGGAGCTGAGGGAGAAGATCAATGCCCCGACCGCCGGGAGGAAAATAAGAGAGATCCATTTCAGGACGTTATAAACTTTATCGGGTAACATGCCAGCTGATCACCTCGTTATAAATCTTGTCTGCAAAGGAATTGCCTCCGAGAGCTTTGTACGCCTCGTAGCATAATGTAAAATTCTCCAGCTCGTATTGCCGCAGCTCTTTATCTTTTTCATGCTTATAATACGTGCGGAGCAGTGTCGACCGGAGCAGACATCTCTGCCCGGCTACGTACCGACGCCCTGACCTCCAGACGGAGGACAGGACAGCGGCCGCAGAAGAAAAGGAAATGACAAGCGAACAAATAGATAAAACGAGCTGCAAGAAATCACCTCGGAATTTGTATTATCAGAGGCCGGGCGTCTCGGGCCTCGCCAGGCCCATGGTTCCGCTTCCGGCGGCGGCGATCAACCGGCCCGGCCTCTACTTAATTATATATCACAAACAAACGTTCGTGTCAAGTCCTAAAAGAAAAGTTTTCAACAGGGATGTTGAAAACTTTCTTTGAAAACTAATCGAACGCTCTCTGGAAAAGGATCTCGTCGGTCGACGTCTCAAACGTGATCTTGTTTTTCATGTACGACGTCCAGAGATAATTGTACACCCTGAAGAACCGACTGCGCTCAGTTTCGGACATTCCAAACACCGGAGGATCGCCTGACCGGTGAGACGTAACATAATATTCCGGTTTGCTCTTGTGCTTATAGATCGTGATCTCTCCGATCCCGACGACCGGCTTGAATTCGACCAAAGGGCGGTTCCCGATCGACAGATCGGAGATCTCCTTGAATTCGTTACCGAGGGCCATCCGGCTGAATTCGCTGTCGCCGGTCAGCTTGTACAGGGCTGTATCTTCCTTTTGCGCGCTGATCGGAGAATGCTGCAGCATGAACAGGCCGATCCCTCTTTCCCGGTCGATATGGATCTCGGTACCGTTCCGCTGCATTTTCTCAGCCCTCTGGACGAGGCCGAGCTCAATGAAGATCGGATTATCCAGCTTGTTGGAGTTCGAGAAACCGAACAGCTGCACAGGTTTCGCTCCGTACAGCTCACGGTTCCTGTTGATCGTTTCGTAGGCGTTCAGGAGAGCTTTACCCTCACCGCGAAGATCGGGCTGGTGATCCTCTTTTATGAATTCATCGTAAATCCAGAGATCGACGTCGCTGGCGTCAAAACCTCTGATGTTGCTTATCGTCGACAGGGCAAGCAGATAACCGAGGACCGGACCGGCCGGACGCAGCTTTCCGTCGTCGCCCGGCTCAAAATTATAGATCGCGTCGATCCTGCCGGACCGGGCAAAACCTAAGTTGCGCCCGGTATCGGAATTGTATTTCTTAAACGGAGACAGCTCCGGAGTTCTGATCGTCTCCAGGATCCTGTCGGTTCTTCTCATAAAGATGAATTTAGATCCGGACTCGTCGGCCTCTTTAATCCCTCCATAGGTTTTACCGGTTCCGCGTCCTCCGCATAGCAGATTAAACGGCAGCCCCAGCGATCGGATCCAGGGAATATTGACGTAACCGTTTTGATCGTATAGTTTCATATTTCTCACCTAATGCTGACAGGCATGTTTTAAGCAAACATGCCTGTCAGCGGAGGTATATTCGTCAATCGGGCAGCTCGTCGTCGTCGACGTCACGTGTCCGTTTTGACTTCTTCTTTTTCGGACGTTCGTCCTCGTCGTAGTCCTCGAAGGCCTCGACGATCGCGTCAAGCAGCTCCGACCGGAATTCTTTCGTGATCGGGAACGCAGTGTCGCTGTATTCGCCATTCTTAAGCTCCTCAGACGGAC